GGTTTCTTTTCCTCTCTGAGAGATTTTCGTCGGGGGTGGGGTCGACCGTGTACACATAGAAAACAGAGGTGATTTTCATGAAGAAGAAAACACAAAAAACAGACTTTTCTCCGATATTGGAGAAGATACCGTCTGACAAGAGAATGATCGGAGAGAAACTCATTGAAGAGCTGTCCTTCATGGAAGAGACACTCACTGATCTCAAGAAGCAGATCAGGGAGATCGGGACGATCGAACACTTCGAGCAAGGGAAACAGAGCTTTCTCCGAGAATCTCCGGCTCTCAAGAGCTACAACACGACCGTTCAGAGATATTCAATGTTATATAGACAGCTCTGTGATCTCGCCGGAAAGACTCAGGAAGCGGAGAAGTCGAATCCCGTCTATGATTTCATCAAAGAGGGGACAGCGTGAACTATATCGACGAGTATCTCGAAGCGATCAGATCGGGACGGTGTATCGTCGGAAAGCGAATCCGGCGAGAATATGAGAAGCTCTCTGACGACATTCACAACCCGAAGAACGGCTTCATCTTCGACGAGAAGAAAGCTCAACGTCCGATCGACTTCATTGAGCGCTTCTGTCGTCATTCAAAAGGGGAACTCGCCGGAACGCTGATCAGGCTCGAGCTATTTCAGAAAGCTTTTATCTCAGCGCTTTTCGGCTTCGTGGACGCTCAGACGGGTCTCAGGAAGTATCGAGAGACTCTCTTCTATGTCGCCCGGAAGAACGGAAAATCAGTCCTTCTCAGCGGTCTCGCTCTGTATTGTCTCATAGCAGACAACGAACCCGGAGCGGAAGTCTATTCCGTCGCAACGAAGAAAGATCAAGCGAAGATCATCTTCACGGAAGCGTACAACATGACGAGACAGTCGCCGGAGCTGATCGAGATCACAAAGAAGCGGAAGTCTGATCTCTATTTCCCGTTGACGTTCTCGAAAATGCAACCGCTCGGAAAGAACAGCGACACGCTCGACGGACTGAACAGCTCTCTCGTGATCGTTGACGAGCTTCACTCGATCAGAGATCGCAATTTGTACGAAGTCATGAAACAGAGTCAGTCAGCGAGACGACAACCGCTTTTCGTTATGATCACGACCGCCGGAACGGTGCGAGAGTGTATCTTCGATGATATGTATAAATACGCTTGCGGAGTCTGTGACGGAACGATCAGCGACGAGAGATTTCTCCCGATCATCTATGAACTCGACAAGAAAGAAGAGTATCTCGACCCGTTGAAATGGGAGAAAGCGAATCCCGGTCTCAACAAGATCAAGAAGCTCGACGATCTGATCAGCAAGGTCGACCGGGCGAGACAGTCTCCGAGAGATCTGACAGGCGTTCTCGTGAAAGACTTCAACGTCATTCAGTCTCAGTCGTCGACGTGGCTTCAATTTGACGAGATCAACAACGAAGAGAAATTTGATCTCAGCGCTTTTCGTGGCTTCTATGCGATCGGCGGAGCTGATCTCTCGATCACGACTGACTTGACGTGTGCGACTGTCCTTCTCATGAACAAAGAAGAGAAGCGCTTCGTGACTCAGATGTATTTTCTCCCGGCGGACAACTTCGAGCAACGAGTCCATGACGAGAAAATCCCGTATGACAAATGGAAAGAAGCCGGACTTCTTCGTCTCTGTGAAGGAAACTCGATCAACTATCACGACGTGACAGCGTGGTTTCTCGAGATCGTTGAGAAGTATGAGATCACTCCGGCGTGGATTTATTACGACTCATACTCCGCTCGATATTGGGTCGAGGAAATGCAGAATCACGGCTTCAATATGATCAGATGTATTCAGGGAGCAAAGACGCTCTCTCTCCCGATGCAGAAGCTCGGAGCTGATCTCAAGAAGAAGCTGATCAATTACAACGACAATCCGCTTTTGAAGTGGTGTATCACGAACACAGGGATTCAGACCGATCGGAACGGAAACATCGTCCCGGTGAAAGCAACGTCGGCGAAGTATCGAATCGACGGACTCGCAAGCCTTCTCGACGCTTACGTCGGACTCTGTGATCATTATCAAGAATATCTTGACGCAATTTGAAAGAGGTGATCTCATGAAAAATCAGTATTACAAGAAAGACAAGAAAGCTCTCATTCACGATCAAATCAGCGTCTCCGGGTCGGGATATATGCCAAAGACATATTATGTCCCGAGAACCCCGTCGGCGATATGGTGCTATGCAAGACAGCTCAATCAAGACACGATCTTCGAGGCGAAGTCTTACGGAGAGGACGAGAACCGCTTCTTCGTATTCAATCGAGGAACGATCGTCGAGCTTTACGATCTCATTCTGTACCGTGAGAAGTGGTATCAGGTGACGAGAGTCGACACTGAGGACGACTACAACACAGACATCTTCGTCTATGTGAAGGACGCTCCGAGAGGGTCAATCCCGTCAGCGGACACTCTCAAGCCGTACGGGTGGGAACCGGGCGACGAATAATCTCTCTGAGAGTCGAAGAGTTTTCTCCGGCTCTCTTCTCTCTATTGACTTTCGTGTGTACATGATTTATACTATCTCATGTGACGATCATGTCACGAAGGAAAACAGAATCAAGAAGGGAGACAAGAAAACTATGAGAGACATGAAAAAGAACGCTGAACAGGGAAGATCATTCATCAGAAAGCACGAGAGAGCCGATCTCAAAGCGGTCGAGGTGATCGAGCTGATCAGTCAGTCGAGAGAAGAAGGAAGCTTCGACATCAACAAGCTTTACGAAGCTATCTGTGACGCTTTTTACATGGGAGTCGCCGTCGGCGCTCGCAACGCATGAAGGGAGCTGAGATCATGAAAGTATTTGTTCTTGACACGGAAGATCAGAGCTTCAATTTCGTTGAAACGGAAGGCGGTCTCTCCGAGTGGTATCGGCTTCTTCACTGTGATCTCATTGACATCACAGAGCGGAAGATCGGCGGAAAGTATTTCGACGTGATCTGTGACGACGAAGGACTCTTCAACGAGAATCCGATCGTCTCAGCTATGACAGAGAGCGGAGAACCCCGTCTCGTTGGGAGTATCGCAATTTGCAACCATGACGGCGAAGGTCACGAGACAGGACTCAGCTTCGAAGATCAGAAGCTTCTCGTCATGAAGCAAGCGATCGCAACCCGGGCGGACGGTGAGAAATTCAAAGTCATTATTCTCGACGAGTGAGGTGATCAGAATGAAAGTGATCAGTTTTGTCAATCAAAAAGGCGGAGTCGCAAAAACGACTTCTTGCGTGAATATTGGAGCAAGTCTCGCCGATCAGGGACGGAGAGTCCTTCTCGTCGATCTCGACGCTCAAGGGTCTCTCTCAACGTCAACGGGTCTCAAAGAGATCGGAGCTGACGAGCTGACAGTCTATGAAGTATTGAAGGGAGCTGACATCAAAGAAGCAACGAGAACACTCTCAGAGAGTCTCTCAGTCCTTCCGACGGACATCAGGCTCAGCGGAGCAGAGATCGAGCTGTCAAGCGTTCCCGGTCGAGAATTTCTTCTCAGAGAAGCTCTGACGGCTTTTGACGGCGCTTTCGACTATGTATTGATCGACTGTCCGCCGTCGCTCGGAGTGCTGACTCTGATCGCTCTGACGGCTTCTGACGGGGTGATCGTCCCGGTCAAAGCTGACTATCTCGCATTGAAGGGAATGTCTCAGCTCGTGGACGTGATCAGCGTCGTCAAGCGGAGAATGAATCCCGGACTCGAGATCGTCGGAGTGATCGCAACGTTTTTCAACTCCCGGCGGAATCTCGATCAGCAGATCGTCGATCAGATCGAGACGTTTTTCCCGGGAAAGCTCTTCGAGACAAAGATCAGTCAGAACACAGCACTCGCCGAAGCTCCGTCTCAGGGAAAGAACATCTTCGAATATGACTCCCGGAGCAAAGGCGCTCAGCAATACAGAACACTCGCAGAAGAAATCATTGAAAGAGAGGATATTTGATCATGGCAAAGAAAGAAAAATTCAGCGTCGACGGCTCAGCGCTTTTCGGAGATATGTCTCAAGCGGAGATCAGAGAAGCGGTCACTCAGAGATCAGGGAGACCGAAAAACGAAGCTCTCGTCAGGGACAACGGCGCTCAGAAGGGACTCCCGGTCGAGCTGACACGTCAGACTTTGATCGTCAGCGTCGATCAGATCGAGACGCTCAAAAATTACGCATACACTGAAAGAAGGAAGCTGAAAGACATCGTCGCAGAAGCTTTCAAAGAATACATTGAAAACCATGTTGACCCGGAAACACTACTCACTCGCCCGGAAGATTGGAGATAATTATTATCATGTACACAGAAAATACACAGGACTCACGGTCTTATACAGTGACAGAGGTTTCTCAGCTTTTCGATGTGAGCGAGGACACTGTGAAACGAATGATCAAAGACGGACGGCTCGAAGCTGAGAAGGTCAAAAACCGCTATCAGATCAGCGAAGCGTCGATCATTAGACTCGTGAAGGAAGGAAGCAAGAAATAAATGATAGTTAAACTCACAGCACAAGACAAGAAGCAGATCGAGCGACTTCATTCAGAATATGCGAAGAAGATCACTGAGATCGAAGCTCTGATCGAGAAGCTCGCTCCGACGAAAGACTTCGACGAAGAGAAAGAGCGTGAAATTCAGTCTCGTCGTCCGAAAATGCCCGAACCGATCGACTTCACGGAAGACGGGACTCCGATCTATTCACAAGAGTCTCTCAAGCCGTACAACGCCGAACAGAAGAAGATCAACGAAGAACTCGATCAGCTCTTCGAAGAGTGGCTCGACTCCGGCAAGCCGGGATTCAGAGAAGCTCGAAAAGAGCGCTCTCGTCTGATCTCC